CCGAAGAAGTGGCGAGAGATGCAAAAAGCCGGTGCCCTGTTTATGAAGGGCATAAGAAGGAAAACGGGCAGGTTTATCATTGGGCGGGGGCAACCCCTGGAGCCTTGCGAGACTCCATCAAAGCTGAACCGAATAGCCGGGGGACTGTTTATCAGATTTCCGCCAATGCTAAGAATAGCAAGGGCTACCTATACGGTCAGATAATTGAGTTTTCGCCCAAGATAAACAGGCCTTTTTTGTATCCCGCGCTGGATGCGAACCGGGACAAGGTTCGTGAGAGCATTGCGGCGGCCATCCGGGCTGCGATTAAGGGGGGATAACGTGGAGACGGCAGAACTTGAAGCGGCTGTGTATGATGCGCTCACAAGCGATACCGCGCTGACGGCCTTGCTGGCCAAGGGGGCGGATTCAATCTATCACATGCAGGCTCCGTCGGATCTCCGGCGTTATCCTGCCATAGTGTATTCAACCATCTCGGACGTCCCGGCGCTCGCCGGCGATGACAATGAGATAACTCACAACGTAAGCATAAGGGTTCATATCATGACGCTTGATGGCGACTATGCGGGCCTTTATCGGCGGGTATGCAGCGACATTACCGGAATAGGTTTTAGCCGCTATCAGGCTTATCCTTATGTGGAAGATGGACAGATAATAATGCTTGCTGATTTTAGAATTGGGGTGACATCAGAATGGCAACAGTTGGTTTGAAAAACCTTTACTATGCACCGCTTTCTTCTGATACGACTTCTGCCGTAAGTTACGGCGCGATGACGAAAATCGCGGGTGCGATTCAGGTCGATATCAATCCGAGCGTGCAGTTCAATACGCTGTATGGTGACGATGCGCCGTTTGCAACGGATTCCAGCATGTCTGAGATTACGGTGACGATTGAGACCGCTGACATGTCTCTGGAGGACGTTGCAGCGCTCCTGGGGCACACGCTCGACAGCACTACCAAACTGCTTGAGGCGAAGGCCTCTGACACCGCGCCTTATGTTGGTCTGGCCTTTGAAGCGAAGAAGCACAATGGCGAAACCCGCTATGTGAAGCTCTTGAAAGGCCGCTTCTCTCCGACCCAGGAGACGATTCAGACCAAGGGCGAGAGTGTGCAGTTTACGACTCCGAAACTCGAAGGTCGTTTTGTCGCGCGCACGTATGATGGTGTTTGGAAACGTACCGTCGACAGTGACAACAGCGGGAGCGCCTCGCTGATTGCAGGCTGGTATTCTTCCATGGAGGCAGCTGCTGCATCCGCCGCAGTTGCAGGTAGCAATACTTACACCGTCACGACAAATTTTGTGTCCACCGATACTGTCACATTTAACGGCGTGACGCTCACGGCTGGCACTGACTTCAATGTTGGTGAAAACGCCGCCGCCAGCGCGGGCAACTTGGCCACGGCCATGACTGGCAAGTCCGGCATCAGCGGGACTTACAATGTGACTTCTTCCGGCGCAGTGATTACTGTGACTGAGAAGGTGCCTGGCGGTGGCAATACCCCGGGCAGCATGACCACCACGGGCACAGGGGTTATCACGGCCGGTACGGCAACGACAAGCCAGGCAGCTACTTGATGAGATTGGAGGAGGGCAGGGAACAGATGATTCTCTGCCCTTTTTTCTATAGGAGGTACATATGGATATTCCCAAGATTAGAGTAAAAGGCAAAGAGATTGAGCTGCCGAGGCCCACGATGCGGATGTGGCGCAGGGTAGCTGAGTATGATGACCAGGACAAGACGGGCTGGGGCACGCTGCGGCTGATGGATGAGCATTCAAAGATTCTAGCCGAAATGTACGGCCTGGCCAGCCCCGATGATATTGACCCGGCAGATGTGCTGACCGGTTATGTTGAGGCTGCGCGGTTTGTTATCGGCCTGGCCAGTGAGCGGCTTAAAGAACTCCCAAACGCGGAAGCGGAGGCAGTAAATTAAACCTGTCTCCGTACCAGCAAATTTTACAGCTCTATGCAAAATACCAAGAGGCCTATGGCTGGACCATCAAAGAAATTGATGAGACGGACATGGCCATGCTGCTGGATCAGATGGTCGTGCTGGCCAAGATTGAGGATAAGCCGGGAGACCCCAAGCTGGCTTATATTGATGACGTGCTATAAGGCGGTGAGACAATGGCAAAAAAGGATGCAATGGGGCAGGAGATAGATTCGCTATACCTGTCTCTGGGGCTCAATATATCTGACCTGGAACTAGGCTTTAAGGAGGCCGGCGTAACGGTCAAGCAGGCCATCTCCCGCCTGAACAGCGAAGCCAAGCAAATCCAGCTTAAAGCGGATATTGATATCGCCAAGCTGGAGGCAGCCGGGAAGCCGATTGACGCGCTGCGGGCCAAGGAAAAAGCCCTGAATGATGAGCTGGCCATCCAGCAGAAGAAGCTGGAATTATTAAACCGAGCTTATGAAGCGAACGCCAAGACCTACGGCAAAGACTCTGGAATCACCAGGGGCGTGGACACGAAAAGGCTCTACCAGCAGAGGGATATCGAGCGGCTCAAGGCTTCCATTGCCCAGGTCAATGCGGAATTGAACCAGACTGGGGCAAAGGCCACCGGCGCCTTTGGCAAGGTGGGTGCAGCTGCCGCCGGAGCCCGGGCAAAAATCGACGGTGTAGTTGGTGGTATTGGTAAATTCAATGCCGCCATAGCTGGCGTTTCAGCAGCAATCGCCAGCGGGTATGGTCTTTTCTCCATCACGGACAAGGCCATGCAGTCAGGGGAGAATCTCTATAAGCTATCCCAGCGGTTGCATACCACCACGGCAGAAGCCTCCAAGCTCAGTAAAGTATTCCAGCTATCGGGCATGGACATCAATTCCATCACGCCACTGCTGGCTAAGCTGGATAAACAGGCCCTGGCCGCCAGCAAAAGCTCCAACGACATGGCCGATGCCTTTGGTGAGTTTGGCTTCTCTCTGACCAACAGCCAGGGGCAGCTCTTGTCCGTAGAGCAGCAATTGGCACAGCTGGCCAAAGGCTACAAAAAAGCGGCTGAGGCTGGCAAGGAAGCTGAGTTTGTCAGCAAGGTTCTGGGAGCCAGAGGGGCTGCCCTGGTGCCTCTCCTGCAGGACTATGCAACCAACATGGAGATAGTCAGCAGGGTGAAGACCACGGGGCTCCTGAATCCCAAGGAAGCCCATGAGCTCTATATTGAGTGGCAGGCCATGCAGATGCAGGCCGGACAGCTTACGGGGGCGGTAGGTCAGGCCCTTATGCCAGTGGCCAAGGAGCTTATGCCGGAGATTACGGCAGGATTCAAAGAGTTTGCTCAGCTCATAGCTGACAACAAGGATGGTATTAAGTCCTTTGGTTCCGCTGCGGGAACTGCTGTGGGCGGTCTGGCTACGGCCTTGACTTCTGTGGTGTCTATTCTGGGCGAGGTTAAAAAGGGATTTGATGCTATTGCCGGATCCAGTGATGAGACATTTAAGGTGTTGAGAGAAAATGGATTCGGTGAGCACCTGAACAGAGGTAAAGCTCTTGGAGCTGTGGCTGGCGGTCTTGTTGGTAGCAGGTTTGGCACAACAGGGGCGGTGGCAGGTGCCGGTATTGGTGCGAATGTTGGCGAAAGTATCTTTGGCAGAATGGCATCTTTCCTGATGTCTGACGAAGAAAAAGCCGCAATTGCTATGCGTGAGCAATTGAAAGCACAGGAAAAAGCAGACCTTGAACGCCGTCAAAAAGAGTCTAAAGACGGCAATGAGGCTGCCATTTCTGAAGCCATCTTGAAGCGCCAGCAGAAGGCCGCAGAAGTCCAGAAGCAGTTGGAAAAGGAACTGGCGGAGACCACCAACAAGAGACTGAAGGAGCAGCTGGAGGCCACCAAGCGCAAGGTTCAGGAATCCATCGAGGCAGGGAAGTCTGAGGAAGAGGCCTGGATTGCCGTCGCTGGCAACATCACTGAGGCCATTGTGGCTGCTCAGAAGCAGGCCAAAGAGGCCAATGAGGAGTTGGAGAAATCCATCTACTCTCTCACTCACACCGACTTCCAGAATACTCTCCATGGTATTGACGTATCGGCCAAGAACCAGAGGGAGAAGGGTGCGGATGGGGGGCTTGTCCAGCGTGAGGCTGAGCTCAAGAAGGCCAAGGCTATCCGGCAGTTTGAAGACGAAACTGCTGCTTATCTCGATGGTATCTATGAGAACTCACTCAACCAGCGGCTCAAGCAGATTGAGCGCGAGAAGAGGGCCTGGATAAAGAAGGGCCTCGATGAGGTCCAGGCCACCCGGGCGGCCGAAGAGCAAAAGCGCCAGGCCACCAACGATTCCATCAAGAACATGTTTACCTCCCAGAAGAAGTATCTGGACATCTACCGTAGGGCAATGGCGGGGCAGGTGGACAACGGTATGGGCGGAATGATGTACGACTATACCAATAACGCTGCCACTCGCCAGCAGAATGCAATCCAGATGATTCGCCGGGCCATGATGAAAGAGGCCGGCGTGGATCCGTGGGAGCGCACCACCATGGCTGAGCTCCAGGGCTTCCAGAATGCCATGAAGGGTGCTGATCAATGGGGCCTGAGCCTCCTTAAAGGGGGCGGGGCTGGTGACACGGCGGAGGCCATGCGGACTGCCCTGTCTGAGTCCAACACTGAGATAACGAGCCTTCTGGGCCAGATAAACACCGGCGTGCCGGAAATTAATTCCAATCTGTCTCAGATTTTGGGGGCTATCCAGAATAAGCAGACTGCGCCCAATGTCAATGTCAGCCCGGTAATCAATGTGGACCTGGGCGGGGCCTATGTTTTTGATGACAAAATGAAGAAATCTTTGACCGATGATATCACTGATAAGGTGGCCGATGGTGTGGCCCAGGCTGCCAAACAGGCCTTTGCGGAAACGAATTACAGTTATGGAGGGTGATGGAATGAAAATCAAAATAAATAATATTGAATCATTCCGGAGCCCGGAGACCGTGAGTTTTACAGTGGATGACCGGATTGAGAAAATCCAGCTTATCAATGGCACTTGCGTCCAGGATT